TGCGGCTATTGAAAATCAGTTGCGCCAAGGTATCCTTATGCGCTGGACAAAGCAGTATTCCAAAGCTGTTGAGCGTATGCAGCGTGGCATCTGCCATCCAGAACATGTAAAAGCTGCTAGTGAGCTTAAAACTCGTCTTGACATCGCTCGCCAAATGGTTCCGAACGCAGTTTGGGCTAGGCGTGATGTTGTTGATGCTTTTGATCGCTCTGTGATGGATTTGCCGTCATTCCTTGTTCCTTTTGAGATTCCAGAACACTTGGATGAGGATGCCATTAATTGTTGCTTGAATATGCTGGAGCGCAACCTTCCTCCTTCTGACATTCTTCTCATGGCGTTTAGTCCAGCCGAAGAGTTGCTGGCAGATACCCAAGCTCAAGACAACGCAATGCTGGATATGATGATTCAGCGTTATACTGGCAACCCAAATGTCAACCAAGATGAGCTTCTAAAGCTCGATTGGAGCCGTAAGATGGGTGAAGAAATTGCTAATGCGGTTATTCTGCCAAAAGACCAAGTTGAAACAATTGCTATTGAGGCAACCCGTCAGCAGATTATCGAACTGCAATCCATTATCGCAGGACAAGAGGTTCCTGTTTCTCCTCGTGACAATGACATTGTTCATCTTGATGTTATTTCTCAAAAGCTCATGCCATTGATTGAACAGGCTCCAGCTGGCGCATTGCCTCCAGAGATGGTTCAACCATTTATGAAGGCGCTTCAGCACTTCATGGGGCATGTCCAGCAAGCGAAAGCTAAAGGTTCTAATACGGCGCAATATGAGCAGGCAGCAAAGCAAGCATTCGCACATCTTACTGCCGGACATGGAACGCCTCCTCCTCCAGAGCTTACTCCTGCTGCTGGTGCTGGAATGCCTTCTGGTGGTCGCGGAGGCCGTGCGCCAGTTGTAGCACAATCCCGTGAAGTTGGCGCAATTTCAGAGTCTCAAGCTCCAACAATGTCAGGAACGATTGCAAATATTGCAAACCCTCCAAAGCCTCCTACTGCTGGATAAAATTATGGGCGGATCAAATACAACTGAAGCGATGAAGACATATCGCAAATATCAAAATCAAGTAACAAAAGATGAGAAAAGCGAGGGAATGTCTAATGAAACAGAAAAGGCATATGCTAAATTTGACAATCCAACAGTTGAAGATAGCGGAATTGAACTAGGAAAGCTGCTTGATGCTGGAAAAAACGCGAAAGATGGCATTGCGAATTTTTATGGAAGGGATGTAAATACTGAATTAAAATCTAATCCTAATTCCATTCGTCCAGACGGAACAAAAAAGGGAAGTGGATTTCTTGGTGGAATGAAAAGACTTGATGATCCAAGTGGAGTATCAAGCGAAATATCTATTGGAGTAGATTGGGGAAGCGGAGAAAAACTTATTCCCACAATGGTTCCAACACTTGATAGCAATGAAATTAAATACTTGCTTTCCACTCCAGAAGATAAAATTTTTACAGAAAATCCAGAATTAGGTAAAAAAATCGAACAAAAAGCAGTTAGATTTGCAAAAGAAAGAGAAGCAAAGGGATTGCCTTTTTTTGCTCAAGAAAATGAATCAATAAAACAAAAGCCAATGTCATCGTATAATGCAATAAATTCGGGGCTATAAATTATGGGCGGAGCAAATTATCAGGCAAGGTATCAAAACTCAATTGCAAGCACAAATGGCTCGCAATATTCTCCAGAAGTCCAAAAAGACAGGGAGAAAGTTTTGAAGCAACCATTTAATGCCGATAGCAGTGAATACGATTACAAGACTGCTGAAGAATCTGGTATGTTGCCAGATTTGAGTCCGGGGAAGAATTTTGGACACATGGGTTCAGTTACTCAAGTTAATGAAGACATTTACCAAAAATACAAAGAGCATGGACTTCCTTCTGGTGAGTCTTATATCGTTCTAAAAGGTGCAAGTCATCCAAGTCACGATGACTTGATTAAAGGAGAAGCTGAACGAGGATTTGAAGTTAAAAAGTTTGGTGATAGATATTTTTCTGTTCCAAAAAATCAAGATGAATCAATATATGGTTATCCAGTAAGAAAACCATACAAAAGCGAAGAAGAGTTTTTCAAAAAAAGGCCGGAAGTCGCAGGAATGGCAACAGAAGATAATGCGATAACATTAAATCCATATAGCAAAAATACTCCAGAGCAACAAAAATTGGTGGCAAAAAACGAAGCTATTAGACAATATCTAAAGGAAAATAAAATATCCCCTGCATTCAATTTAACGCCTGAACAAGAAACCGCATTTTCTGAAACTGAATATGGAAAAATAAAAGATAAAACACCATTAAAACATACAATTATTGCAAGAATACTTACTGGTGATTTATCTGCTGGAAATATAACTGAAGAACAAATAAATGAATCTAAAAAAATTCAACAAAAATTGGATTCATTAACAAAAAAGCCAATGTCATCGTATGATGCTATTGAAGCCGGACTGAAGTAGTCGAGGCGCTTTACAATAATAAACAAATCTATAACAAATTATGAAGTGGAAAGAATCCGATAGCGTTGCTCTTCGAGAATATCTTATTAAGTCAAACAATAAACTGATTGAATACTACCGATCACGCATTCCTCTTTGCAACGGCAAGAGCATAGAACAAGTAGCATTGCAAGCAAAATTCAAAGAAGGTTTTGAATACGCAATTAAAGAATTGATTGACTTATCTTCAAAAAATGATGAAGACACTGACGCTTCTTCTGGAAACTTTACAACAATGTAATTATGGCAAGAACTAAACAACAAGGATTGTGGGCTAATATCCACGCTAAACGGGAACGCATTGCTGCTGGTAGCGGCGAGAAGATGAGGAAGCCCGGATCAAAAGGCGCTCCTACTGCAAAAGCATTGAAACAATCGGCTAAAACCGTTAAGAAAAAGTAATGGCTGAAATAAAAAAACGATTCACTAAAATTGTCGTTAATAAAGCGACTGGCCGCACTAGGACGGTTAAGTATGGTCAAGCTGGAAAAGCTGCTGATGGCAAAGATCGAATTCGTCCGGGAACTAAAAAAGGTGACGCATATTGCGCTCGCTCTTTGAAAATTAAAGGTGATTGGAAAAAAGATAAAAATAGTCCAAACAGCCTTTCTCGTAAAAAATGGCGTTGCCGTGGCGCTAAATCAATGAAATAGTAAAACAATCAATAAATCTATGACAGAAGAAAACAATACAGAAAATACAGTCGAACCCGATGTTACGGGATTCGGAAACCCTAGCCTAAACAATGATCCAATTGATGACACTACAGACCAAGCAATCGACAGTCTCCTTGATGAAGCACTTGGAGAGGTTGAACCGACAACTGAAACCAAAACTGAAGAAGTGGTTAGCGAACCAGAAGCGGTTTTGGAAGAACCTGCTGCTCCTGTCCCTGAACCTTCCGCTGAACCCACAACCCAAGTTGAGTCAGTTCAAGCCGAAGCAAAGCCGCAAGTCGAAATTGATCCAGAAATCGCAGCCATTGAGCAACCTCGCAATCTCTCGGAAAAAAACCAAAGCAATTGGCGAAAACTACAAGAGACTGCCAGCCAATACAAGCAACAAGCCGCCGAAGCAGAAGTTCTGCGTCAGCGACTCGCCGAAACAGAGCAAAGGAAAGAAATCCCGCAGGACTACGAAGAACTCAAAAAGTTCCGCGCAATCTTCGACATCAAAAACGACCCAGAGTTCAAAAGTAAATACGAAGCGCCAATCCGAAGCGCAAAAGAAAGTATATATGGAATTCTGAAAAAGCATGGTGCTGGAGATGAAGTAATCGAAAGCATTGAGAAGGCTGGAGGCCCAGACAAGATTGCTGATTCCTTTTGGAAGCAACCTGCTTTTAATAATCTTCCTCTGACTGACGCTGAAAAGCTCAAACGCAACCTAGTTGATGTTTCTGACCTCAATGAGAAGCAACAAGCGGAAGTTGCTCATGCCGCTGAACACGCTGAAGAAATCATGCAACAGCGTGAAACGGCAAATAAAGAGTGGTATTCCAAAGAAGTTGAGCAAATCGACTCCTACATGGATGAAATCACGAAAGAATTGCCTTGGGCGCGATTCGTAGAACCGAAACCAGATGCTACTCCAGAGCAGATTCAGCAAATTGAGTCGCATAATAAGCGAGTTGGAGACCTTGCTACCAAGTTTAACTCTGCTTTGTGGCCAACGACTGCGCAAGAGCGAGCCAATGTTGCCGCTGCCGCTGTTTTTAGCCATGTGCTGACAGATCAATTGCGAACAGAACAAACGCAAAAGAACGCACTGCTTGAGCAAGTGAAGCGATTGACTGATGAGAATAACAAGCTCAAAGGAAGCTCCAAGCTACCTAAACAGACTGTTAAGACTCCAGCATCTAACAAGCCATCGAATCTTTCAGATCGAATTAAAATGAGTTCTGGAGATGCCATTGATCTTGGACTAGACGAAGCTCTTGGTTGATAAATTAGCCCTTATAGCTCAATGGTTAGAGCAGTCGGCTCATAACCGATTGGTTATAGGTTCAAATCCTGTTGGGGGCATTTATACTAAAGTTAAAACAATTATTAATAAAATATAAATATGCAAACAAAAGTATCTCCAGACGAAAAAATCACCATGAATGCGCTTGAGAACTTCGATCCGTTCGCTAGGCCGGGTCAAGTTGTTAAGCCAGTCAATCAACCAAATATACCAAAATCGAATCGAGATTTCTCGAAATACGACGAACCTGTGAAAAATAAACCCGGACGAAAGCCAAAAGCTGAACCAAAGATTGAAATTGAACCTCCAGTTATGACGGAAAAAAGTAGTGATATTTCCGTCGAAACACCACACAAAACATTAACAATAGAGCAACCAATTGTAGAGTCCCGAAATAGTGAAGGATTGCCAAGTTATCGTTGCGAATTCGCTGGTCGTGACATTATGGTTGGATTCCCGTGCTATAAGACCACGAATCCCGTCACGGCATTTGCGATGATTGCAATGGCACTTGATTTTGGTCGGGATAAGATTCGCTTTGATATGTCAATCGGAGATGCGATGATTTATCATTCTCGCAATACGCTTGCGAAGAAGTTCCTTGAAACTGACGCGAAATGGCTATTGATGCTTGATGATGACATTATTCCTTGCATTGGTCGCCCCGCTTGGATGAAAGCAACCGTCCATGCGGCTCGTAATTTGCCAGATTTGCCTCTCCAGCGCCATGTCATTCATCGCTTGATTGGTAGTGGCAAAACACTCATTGGCGGAGCGTATTTTGGTCGCCAAGAAGGTGCGCCAATCATGTGTTCTGATCGTTCTCTAGCGCAAAAAGCTAGGGAATATGCCGATGTCATTGCTCCTGTCGATTGGGTTGCAACTGGATGTATGCTTGTCCATCGAAATGTATTTAATGACATTATGGAGCAGAATCCAGACCTCGCACCAGTAAATCCGAATGATCCGAATGCGGCGTTTGATTTCTTCCATCCGATTAACTCGCAAACTGGTGAAGATGTATCGTTCTGTATGCGAGCCAAGAAAGCAGGGCATCAACCTCATGTCGATCTTGGAATTCCTGTATTCCATGTCGGATTCAAAACATATTGATGAAAAAGAAGATATACGCTTACTACGAAAGCATTCAAATCCTTCCTCAAACCGAAGAATTTGCTTGCGCTAATTGGTGGAAGACATCATGGGAAAAGAATGGTTGGGAATGCGTGATGCTAAATAGATCGCACGCTCAATCTAGCAATTTGCATCAAAAACTGATGGGAAAGCTAATGAAGTTCTCGTTCGCGTTGCCACAAGATATGCAGCCATACTTTCCGTTGATTGCGGCTCGTTATTCTCGTTGGTGTGCGCTTCATGCCGCTGGAGGAGGCTGGATGAGCGATTACGATGTAATGAATCTTGGATTTTCATGCAATGATTCTGACTCGCATGAATCGACATTGAGTGTTGTTTCTGGAGAGCCAGCTTACTTGTTTTACGCAACAAAAGAGCATTGTGCAGCGGCTATTCAGAAATTCATCAATGAGGATTTGATCTGCGAATCAAAACTACGATTTGAATGTGATATTCTGAATCCTCAAACGAATCTTTCTGGCATCATTGACAAGGTTCATCATGCTAGGAAGTCCGATAAGAAAAAATCAGAAATCATGCAAGAATTGGCGTGAGTAGATTCCTCCATTCTGGTCACATTGGTGACATCATAGCGTTCCTGCCATTGATGCGGAAACTTGGTGGTGGTCATTTAGTAATTACAGACCACAATTCAACTCCACAATTGATGATGGAGGGATTCAAATATGAGTCACTAAAGCCATTATTGGAGTCACAACCATACATTACTGGAGTTTCGTTTGAGAAAACACCAAAGAACATTGATTACAATGTGTGCGGATTCAGAAAATACTGGGGAAAAGGAACGATTATTGAAATGCAGGCCATGGAGCTTCGCGTTGAGCCTTGCATAGAAAAATGGCTTGAAGTTGAGCCAAACTTGAACTTGCAAGGAAAAATTGTGTGTTGCAGGTCAACTCGGTATCGTAATGATTTGTTCCCATGGCGGGAACTTATTGAGAAAATCCGTGATCGTGTTGTATTTATTGGAGTTCATGACGAATATGGCAATTTTGTCCAGAATTTCGGGAAAGTTGACAGATTTCTCACAAATAATTGCCTTGATATAGCTCAAGCGATTGCTGGAAGCGACATGTTCATTGGGAATCAATCATCTCCATTTTGGATGGCCGCAGGAATGCACCATCCGTTATTGCAAGAAACTTGCATTGATGTTCCAGATAGCATTGTTAGATACAAAGGCGCAAATTACTTTATAGACGGGATAGACCCACTTAAATTAATCAAGTGAAAATATACATATTGATGAATGGATATGGTGCAAATTCAATTCCTGAAGCTGCATTCAAGACAAAAAAAGCATTGAAGGAATACATAAAGCAAGAATATCCAGACGCAAAAGGAACTAATAGGATGGAAAAAGATGAACTATACTGGGAGCTTGCTGGTGGATATTTTAACTGCGAAGAAGTAGAGCTAATCAAATGAAAGAATCAAGCAAAGCAATGAATCGTAGGTTTTCTTCAGAGAAGCAAACATTATTCAAAAAGATATTCCAAGGCGAAGGAATCGACATTGGAGCAGGTGATGATCTAATCAAGGTTGATGGAGTCATTGGATTTGACATGGAAGATGGTGACGCTAATCACCTAGATCATTACTTTTTGGAAAATACTTTTGACTACATCCATGCCTCGCAATGCTTGGAGCATATGAGAGACCCTAAAGCCGCTTTGGACTCATGGCTAAAGGTTCTAAAGCCAAAGGGATTTGCGGTCATTTCTGTGCCATCGTGGGAGCTTTACGAAGGCATGATTTGGCCTAGTCGATTCAATCCAGACCACAAATCAACATTCTCACTTTGGCAAGACGGATCACCAGCGCCAAATCATGTAAAACTACCAGAGTGGTTAGACAAGTTTAATTGCGATATTATTTACTGCGATCTTATTGACTCAAACTACAACTACAAAATCGGAACAAGCAAAGATCAAACATTCCGATTTGAAGATGGCGTTGAAGCCTTTATTGAGTTTGTTCTTTGCAAGCGGTAGCCTTGCTTTTCTTGTGAGCAGACCAGTCAATCTCATCAAAGTTCTCTGAATACTTCTTTTTGTCTACAGGACGAGGCTTATCACCTTTTCCTGCTCCATGATTCCATTCTTTTTGAGTTTCCATATTAAAACTCTTTAATAATAATTTCAGCGTCCTCGATCAAATCGTAATAGACTTCCATTTCGCCAATATCGCGCATGTATTCTGGTTGCTCAACATAGTGTAGCAAATCCTTAATTACTCGCTTGCACTCTTGAATTTTCTCGCAAAGCAAAGTCGGGCCGCGATGGTCAACCCAAGGAACTCCGCAAGAATTACACTTTGATTTAATATCTTCGCTTTCGCTTACAACGCTCATGGTTCTTTCCTTGTAGATAGCATGTGATTTCTTACGATAAACGATTTAATTTTTCCTCGTCCAGCCTCTCCAGTTTCTCCATTAAGTCCTTTTGGAGCTTTTCCTGAAGCGTGGGAGCGCGAGGATTGGACTCGTTCACCCCCTTTCACAACTTTCGAGGATCGTGCGTATTTATTTGTCGCTTTCATCTTCTGCAACGGGTGTCGCAGGCATTTCTGCTATCGTTTTCTTTTCGAGTAAATACAATGCAACAGTCATTTCAAAGTTGAAACGCTTGAGACGATTAATGACATCAAGGAAAACATCATCCTTGCTCACTTCGTCGATATTCACGCCTTTAAGCACATGCTCAATAGCTTTAACTTGATCTTCGGAGAATCCGCTATGCTCTTTATTTTCTTCGCTCATTTTTTTATGGATTTTAGTTTATTGTTTTTTGGTTTTACTACCGAAACATTCATGTTCGATAGCTTTTTCTTTTTAGACGCACCATTTGAAATAATCATAGGTGTTCCAAATTTTATTGATGCCGATGGTTGACTTTTCATGTGTCTCTTTCGTTTAGCATTGCATCAGCAAACTTGTATGACAATGACGCAATTTCTTGTGGAGTTGCATCAATAGCTTGCTCTTCTGGATTTGACAAGATTCCTTCCAGCGCACGACCAGCAAACCAGTCTCGCATACACATTCCAGAATTTGGCCGAACTTTTGGAGTATTAACATCGCCGGGGAATGCGTTTACTGGAAATGCAGGGTGATTATTGATCTTTGGCATATTCTTCTCTATAGAATGAAGTTGATTTATAGTGTTTCTCGTTTATGTAGCGCCGCTCCTCGGTCATTGTCCAGAATTTGTCGCAGGCAACACTTACTTCTCGTGATAACCTAGCGAGATATTCATCATAGTAATTTTCTCCACCACTATATACTGATGAGCCTCCAGCGGAATATTGCTTCAATCCAGTTCCTCTGTGTTTTTTCTTAATTATTGTCATATTTATTTATTTGACATATTTCAGAAATGTCGTTGCAACCAGTATTCCCTAGCATTTTCGACATCCATTGTCGGCTTTCCAATACGAATATTTACGGCATTATGCAAGTCAATTGTCCAAGAAAAAAAATCATTCCAGTCTGGAGGATTTTCTTGCATGAATTCTTCAAGATGACTTTTACATGGGCATCCATTAAATGGAATAGAAGCGATCCAGTCATTAAGCCATCCAGTGCTATTTTTATTGCGATGACGCAATGCGAAAAGGTGTAGTTCCGCCCAGAATCTAGGCCCATCAATAAGGATTGATGGAACAATTTCTTCTTGCTTTCTTTCAACTTCGTCACCTACTCGCTGAACCCAGTTGTCATGCTCGTTCCAGTCGATTCCTGCCGCTTGACAAGCCAATCGCTCAATCTGTGTGGCAACTAGGTGTTGATGATAATACGGGGCTTCTGGCGAATCTCCCGGCTCATCTAACTCTGGATGTTCAATGTCAAATTTACTGACCTCATCTTCTCGGACTCCTGCCTTCTTACACAACCAAGCCTCAACAAGCTCATGTAGGTTGACAAGGAACGATCCATCCTCATTTCCATAGTCAGCTGAAGTGCATTTCAAATCACCATTAGGCAACCATTCCCAATCTCCAGTTGTCGCATAGCGCATGGCAACTGGATCAATATTTTTAAGAGTGATCATTTGTCATCCCACCAGCAAGCGGCAGCAATGCAAAAACCACCAGCAATAAACGATGCCGTAGCAATCACCAAAATTGTCCAAGTGTGAATTGTCATCGGGTGAAATTGAAAAACAATCTGTTACTTTTTCTTCTTGGATTTTGCCTTGCGTTGGACGCTGTATGCGATGGCAAGAGCTTGTTTGACGGGCTTGCCAGATTTGATTTCAGTTTTCAAATTGCGAGTGAAGCAATTCTGTGAGGCACATTTGCGTAGTGGCATATTATTTTGTTTTTCTATATTTTTTGAGGTTGGTTGTATGGAGAATTTTCTTCGGATTCGCAGACTTTAGTTGGTTCGATTTTTTTGCAATGTCGTATGCTTGCTTGCGACTTACCATGCGACCTTTCGAGGTCTTAAATCCATATTCAGGCGTTTCCCTTTCAGAATCTTTATCTGGAGCATCAGGATTAGCGTCTTTATGTGATTCCCCTTCAGTTATCTCGCCTGTTTCTGGATCAGTATATGTTGCAGAAACAATACGCTCATCAGAATCAGATTTCTTAACAGAAGAAATCTTCGGAATTGTGATGATTTTAGGCATTACTCCTCAACTTCTTCAGTTGGAGTTTCTTGTTTTTGAACTGCTTCAACTCCAGCTTTTCCTCTTATTGCCATGCCATACATATTAAATAAATCATTAATTTTTGGCATATTTTCAGAAGTTGGCTTTAACATCATGGTTCTTGCAATCTCTGGATCAAGCATTGCATCAGTCAGCATTTTACGCATGATTTCCAATGTTTCTTGACCATATGTTTTTTGTATTTTGCGAAGCAAATCAACTCCCTTAAATGCAACGAATCCTCTTACTCCGCCAGCAGTAATTGCAGCGATTTCAAGTAATGTATCTTTGACTGGAGATTCTTTTGCCTGTCCTGCTTTTTCCAGTTTTGCAGGTTCAGCAATTGAAGCCCTCCCTCTTCTTTCAATCATTTCTAATTGACGCCTTACTTCATCAAGAACTCTTAAATCAGAAGATTCTTTTCCAAATACAGTTTCAAGTGCATTTCTAGTAGGGCTTCCTTTAATAATTAAATTTCTTAATACATCCAAATTTGCAGCGTAATCTTCTGGAGAAGCAACTTCTTTCGGAATCCCTGTTCCAACCGTTTCTCCTGTTCTTGCTGTAGTATTAAGCCATCCCTTAAATGCGTTTCTCAATCCCTCTATAGCTTCTCCGCTTGGGTCTTGTTTTGCCTTCTCAACTAAATTAGAAATGTTTTCCTGAACATTTGGCCCAGACATAATTCTCTTAATGACTTGTTGAGGATTTCCTCCAACAAAAGCGGCGGCTGGGTTTTTTGATGGATCAATTGATTTTTGTAAATTGTCACTCAATTCACCAGCTAGTTTTTTGTATGATTTTTCGATTAAACGAATTCTTTCATTCGCTTCGCTTTCTGCATCGGAAGCACTTTTCCCTAGCTTTTGAGCTTCTTTTTTAGATTTTTCTACAAATATCTTGGCCTCATTTTTTGCTTTTTCAAGATTTTGGAAATCATTAATAGACTTGATAATTTGTCCTTTGTCTTTATCAAATTCATCTGGAAACTCTTTGGAAATTCTTTGCCCAACATTTGTAACCCAGTTTTTAATAGATTGAGATGTATTGCTTTCTTTCATGGCATCTGCCATTGTGCCATATACCCATTTATTAATAGCTTCTCTTGCCGTCTCCCTATCCGCATCAGCAAGAATTCTTTGCTCTGGAGTTAGCTTGTTGTAAAACTCTGGATTTACATCAATCGCTTTTTTAAGTCTTTGTATTTCTTCTTTTCCTAGCTGTTTTTGAGATGGTTTTAAGTATTCATATAGAGATTTACTTGGTTCAACCTTCTCATCAAACACTTTTTTAGATGCTCCTTTTTTGTAAACATCTGCATATTGAGCATATAGTTTATTTGCATTCTTTACTGCTTCATTAACATCACCGAGCTTTTCAATATCCTTATTAAGACCATCTTTTACAATAAGAAGAAGCCTCCTATTATTTTCATTTGGTTCTTTTCTAATTGCAGCATTTATTTCTTTGATATTTGCAGTTAAATCACCTAGTTCCCTAGAATAAAAATTTCCTTCATTATCAACAATTGATTTGTAAAGACTTTTAATGTGGCTTGGAATATTAGGATTCAATTTAATTTGATCTTGAATTGATTCAATTCCTCCTACAGATGAAACTTCTTTATTTTTAACTATTTGTTCTATTGATTTTGCCGTTTCATTTTGCTGGAACGGTGGGGTTTCAATTTTTGCAGCATCATATGCTTGATTTATGATGTCTTTTTGCCTTGATCTTTGATTTGAAATAACATTTGTGACAAGTTCACTTGCCTGATCTCTTTGATTTGCATCAACTTTATCTTTAACGCTTTGAAATTTTTGCTTTAATGCTTCCGTTGCGTTTTCTAGTGATTCTTTTGATGTTTGAATTCCTTGTTCTGCAAGTTGTTTTTGTTCGTTTGCAAAAATAGATGCTTCATCAAGAATTCTAGCGGATTCAGCATCACCAGATGCGATAAGCGAAGATTTGGCTTGTTCTGCTTGATTTGTAATATCGTCAAGTTCTGCCTTAAAATATGCTTGTGCCTGTTCTGGAGTTGCGCCTGCTTGCTCCATTCCTTTTTCTAATTTTTGAGATATTCCAGCGACATTTTCAATATCCCTAGTCATCATTTCATCGGAGATTGAGCGCAACTTGTTTTGCAACTGAATCATCTTTGGATCAGCCGTGATATCTCCAGTCATCGGCTTGATTCCAGCTTCAGTAACACTTGGAGCTTCTGCCAATGCTTGTATCGCTTTTTCTTTTCCTATTGTTGACTCACGCAAGACTCCAGCAGCCAATTCTTCCGCTTTTGCAGCTTGACCTGCCCTGCGAATTGCTGGAACCAATTTTCCAAGTGTTCCGCCAACAGCAGAAACGGCTGGAACACCAATAAGTCCAGCACCAAGTCCAACCCCAAGTTGAGCAAGTGGCCCTCCTCCCATTTCTTCAGTTTGCTGAACAGCGCCACTAACAGAACCGCCAATTGCAGCTTGTCCCACTGGTGATGTTCCCATGGCCTCTGCAAAATCTTTAAGTTTCCCAGCAGATACAGCTTTAGACAATCCTTTTAATGCACCAGCGCCAGTCGCCATTTCAGTGACTCCACGCGAAACAGCTTCAGTCATTCTTTCAGCGTATGTCCTCGGCTTTGGAACGCCAACAGCATCAAGTGCAGCGGTTACAGCATCCTCTGGAACACTATAATGAGTTCCTAGAAATTTATTTACTGATTCGGTGGTTAATTCAGCTATTGAATTTACCAAACTTTTACCTCCAGCCATTTCAGAAACTGCACCAACAGAAGGCCCAGCCGCTGCCCCTAAAGCAACTCCGGGAAAACCAAGTGGCATTCCAAGTATTGCTCCAGCAGTTGATTCAGCTATTGTTGGAACAACTCCCCTTACAACAGAGCCAGCAAGTCCAGATGCAGTCGTAGATGGTTCTTCTTCAACTTCAGAAAAATCTATTTTAGATTCCTTTTCTTCTTTTGGAGTAAATGAAATGGATTTATTAGAAGAATCATCCTTCTTCTCATTTTCATTTTCTTTTTTTGTAGGAGTAAAATTAATTGCCATTTTAATTTATTTCAGCTTATACCCCTGTTTTATAGCTTCATCAACTTGAGATTCTGGAATTTCTCCCTCTTGTCCATCTGGACTAATTACTTGCACTTTTTTTGAAGATTGCGTCTTTGATTTAGATGTTTGTGTTTTTGGATACACCAAAGATGGAGGCTCGTATTTTTCATCAACCTTTTTAATTTCATCTACTGCTGATTTAATAAACTTCAATCTTGCATCTCTAATGGTTATTAGCCTTGGAAGGATATCTGTCCATTCCAGTCTATCCAAATCCAGCGCTCCTTCTGTTTGCGATAATGCTTCTCTTTCTGCTTCTGTTAGTTGTCCAACACTAATTCCTGCTTTTTTAAGTTCCATCAAAGCATTAAGTGAAATCGCTATCTTTGCTGGATTTATTAATCCCCTCAATCTCCTAGCTGGAGTATATGGAACATTTGCAACATAACCACTAACGCCTCCAACAGAACTTGGATTATTATTTATTATATCTATCATCTGATCTAATTCTTTAACAGATGTAGATGCTTGTTCTAACTGCGTTTTATATTGATTTACATTATCTTTTGTTATCTTATTAGATTTAGATTCAGCTTCTTGCTGTTTCAAAGCAAAATTTTGAGCGTCGTAAAAAGCTTTTAACTTTTCTTGCTGTTCACCGATCCTGTCACCTCTTACATTCCTTGCTTTCCATGAAAACCAATCATCCTTATCTGTTGTAAGATCAAATTCCCAATCTGGATTTTTTGCTGGCTTATTAGCCCTAGCTTCTTTTTCGGTTTCAAATTTATTTTCGCCAGAAACAACAGGTTCTTCATATACTGTATAATCCACTTTCGGAGGTTGTTGTGGCGTTTCTACTCCTGTTGCTGGAGCCGAATCAGTGGGGGCTTGTTTTGCCTGTTGAACTGCTTGCTGTGCTTCAGGAGCAACAATTTCGGCTTGCTGTGGTTGTTCTTTTGGAGCTGGCGTTGCTTTTGCTATTTCTCTCAAAGAAAAACTAAACCCTTCTTCTGGCTTTTCTTCTGGAGCCAGCCATGCAGCTGTTGATCCATAATCTGGAAGAGGATTTTCAACTATAGGCACTTCTTCTGGAAGCGCACTTATAGGAGGTTCTTCGGTATCAGTTTTATTTGTTACTGAACTTGGAACTTTAGCTTTAATATCTTCAGCGGCCCTATCGAATGCGTCAAGCCGTTCTTGAAAATCTGCTCTTTGAGAATTTTCAGCAATAAACTTCATTCGCTCCTTATCAAGCCATGTATTCTCTGGAGATGATGCCTTGATAGCTGCAACTCGAAGCTCATGCTTTCTCTCTTCTTTTTTCTCTTCTTTAGCTTGTTCCGCTTTATATTTAGCTGTAATTCCTTCGGTAATTCCTCCGACAGCGGAAAGAATTCCCTTTGAAATTCCTTCAGACACAAGCTCTGGACGCGAGGATGGAACGGGAGCGTATGTTAATGGACGAAGCTCGAATTCCGCTCTGCGAGTTACATCAAGTGGAGTCAAACCTTGCAATGCACCAAGATTGGCGAATTGAGGCTGGAACTTATAGCCTTCGCCGGAATAAGAAATTGCCATAATTAAGCTCCTCCAAATTTCAGATCACTAGATGAAGGAAGTGAGAAAATATTAGCTTTCTTTGAGGTAGATGCCGCACCTTGATTTACTAGTCCAGCAAGAGCGGGATTAACTGCGGTAGATGGAAGATTAGAAGGTGTAGAAGGCAACATTCCTTGCGCTGCACCAAGATTGGAAAGAGCTTCTTCACGAGCTTTATTCACATCGTATCCTCCACCAGTTGCCATTTGACCAGCGGTAGCCTGTGCTTGTTGTGCGGCAAGAAGTGCGTTTGCATCACGAATTGATTGCATGGAACCCATTGTCGCTAGTTCCTGCCTAGCGGCTTGCTCTGATTGTTGTTGGCGTTGAGTCCCAGCGGTCATTTGCGACTGCTTTAGCGCCTCTTCTTGTGCCTTTTGAGCGGCAGCAGCTTGAGCGGCTTGCTGTGCTTGCATTTGAGCCAAGAATCCAAGCATCGGGTCTGGCCCTTCTGCTTTTGGTTTTGGTTTGGAACCTCCTCCTCTTCCTCCTCCCATATTATGCTCCTCCGAATGTTAGTCCAGAAATGGACGGTGTATTAAATTGATTTAACCTTTGTTGGGTTCCGCCAACACCTTGATTTGCGGCCATGGCGGCAGCGGCTCCAATGCCGGGTTGAACAGGGGCGGCTGAAACGCTTGGTTGAGCAGTTGCGCCAACATTGTATCCTCCAGCAGTCGCTCCAGAACCCATTCCAGCAGATGCTTTTTGTTGCGCTGCCATAGTAGCTTGGTCTTGCGCTTGCTGACCAACATTCATTCCACTCAATGCTTGGCGTGCGGTAGCTTCACCTTGTTGCATGGCTTGCATTCCAGCTTGTCGTTGAGCTTCTTCTTGAGCTTTCCTTTGAGCTTCAGCGGCTGCTTGAGCTTGTGCGGCTTGCTGTTGCTGTTGCATAGCCATAAATGCAATCATTGGATCAGGGCCAGAAGATTGCTGTTGCTGTTGGGATTCTTGTTTAGGTTTTGATCGTCGTCCACCCATAATTTTTGTTTTATTATTGTTAATATTAATCTAAATCAAGAACTTTCTTTCGAGCTTCTTTACATAAATCACTTCCCGGATCAAATCGTCGGCATGAATTTGGCCTATTTTCATAAATATTGCAACAAACAGATTCTCCAACGGTTCCTCCTAATGCAATGCAACGATTGTCTGTAGTTTTCATTAAAGGATAGTCGTATCTTTGCATTTCTTTTGGTATTCCTGCTGCATCTGACCTGTCCCTCTTAAATACAGGCCAAGACCACTTAAAACAACAGCAAGCACCGCATGTTTTACAATCAAATTCATTTATTTGTTCCATGTAATAGGACGAAATCCTAAATCGTCATTAACTAAATCCTCATATGGGGCGAGATGAGAGATATTGGATACTTTTGCTTTCAGTTTAGGACAATCAACATATTTTCCTTCATGTCGATTTACACAATTAAAGCAAATCGGATAAAAGTCTGCATTTAGAGACTTGTCTGGATTGTTTGTCCACTTGTTGATTCCTTTAATATACCTAGTCGGGTCTGGAGCGACATTATTATCCTCAAGATATTTGAATACATCATCATCATTCCAATCTCGCAACGGATAAAGAGACATTGGCGAGTTCTCTGCATATCGAATATCAACAGCAAGCGGAACATGGCCTTTTATTAGGTCTGTATCGCTATATTTTGTTCCAATATACACTGCTCCCCATGGCCAATTAAATGTTCCTGTTGGGCGTTGTAAAACATCAGTGACAGCACAAAGAAAATCTTCTCCTTCTTTTGGCCTTTCGGTTCCTAGAGACAAACAAACTGCTGTTCCTTGCCCCCATTGCATGTATTTAATAAAATCAAAGCGAAGCTCTCCAGTTTCAACATCTGGCCCGTCAGCAATAGCTATTTTACTAGGCGCATAGTCATAGACTTCAAGTTTCCAGTCTTTGATTAACTTGTCAGAGTAAGCATATCGCTCACGCAACTTTGGTTCTCGGTATTGAATGACAGGAAGATCAATTCCCGCTCCGAACTTAATAAGATGAAGCAATGCCGTGGAGTCTTTTCCTCCGCTCCACAAAACCACTGCTCTAGGCCATCTTTTGTTCCATTCTTTGATTTTATCTATTGTTTTATCTATTTTTTCTTTCATTAAATAATGATAGCCGCTCCCAAGACAGCACCCGCAACAGCGCCTCCAGTTTGTATCATTTGACCTTTTTGAGCATTGGAGCTGGCTGCATTTTGTTGAGCATTTTGAAGCAACATCTGCTCGTAATTTTGCTGGCTTTGCTGCTGATTTTGATTTATTTTTTGTAGCTGTCCAAGATTTGAATTAATCCAATCAGTTGTTGATTGATTTAATTGTTGCGCTCCCTGCATTACATTCCCTTGATATTGTTGCATTGCCGCCAAATTTTGATTTTTTGCGGCTTGTTCTGCTGCAATAATTGATGCGGGATCAAGTCCGCCGATTGGAGCGGGAGTTTGAGCGAGATATCCTTGCTGAATTGCTAGATTCTGCAACCTTGCTTGTCTCCCAGCTTCAGTTGCTTCGTCGTAAATAGCGGATCGACCAATAAGGCTATCAGTTCCCAATCCAGATTGGTTCATCAATCCTTTTTTAACCGCCCAATTATTCATCCATTGCTTGGAAGCATCAAGATTGGTGGCTTCCGCAACCTTCGAGCCAAGCTCATCACGCATCTTGGCAATTTCTGGATTCAACAACCGATCAAACTCTTTCGAGCGTTGCAAGTTGTCCATTCCAAACTCTGCCGCCTGCTGTGAGGTTTTAGCTGCATCAAACGACTGCATCAACGGAGCTTGAGATGAATAGGCTTTAAGAAGGTTCGCTTGATTTTGCAACATCGCAAGTTGCCCTTGCGACTGAATCATTAATCCTTGGAGTGCTGCTGTTGAATCTGGTTTTGGGTATGCCATAAATTAATCTCCGCCACTGCCCCAAGTTTTATTTGCAAAAGCCGATCCCGCACCTTGAGCCGCACCTTGAACAATACTTCCAGCGCCTTGAATATATGCACCAGTCATTGCATTTCGTGCAGCTTGGTTTTGAGCTTGTTGTCCAAGCAATGCACCTTGGTAATTCAATTTGTTTTGCATTGCGTTTTGATACAAGTTTTGGAAATTTGCTCCAGATTGCGCCATTTGATCGGCAACGGATTGGTTGTATCCACCAATGTTGCCATACATGGCATTTTGCCAGTTTTGCATTGCCTGCAAATTAGCGGCTTTATTAGCTTCTTGCGCTGAAATGGAAGATGTCGGATCAATTCCACCAACAGGAGCTTGCATTTGACGAAGAGTTTCTTGCTGTAGTGCAAGATTTTGTTGATCGTAATTTGCTTTAGCCTTTAATGCTGCATCATACATTGCGGCCTGACCAATCGTTGAATCACCAAGTCCTGTCTCGTAGCCTTGAATAAGACCTTGATTCCGCGCCCATTCATTCATGTAGCGAGTTGCGTTATCAATGCTTGCAAGTCTAGCTAATTCAGCTCCTTGAGCTTGTCGCATTTGCGCCGCTTCAGGAGAAACCATTTTTTCCAATTCCCTAGAACGCTGAACATTCGCCATTCCAAGTTCAGAAAGTCTTTTTGACTCCTTGAGAGCATCATACTCTTGCTGTGCTGGAGCCATTTTTGCATAAGCATCAAGCAATTTGGCTTGATTTTCCTGTTGCTGTGCTTGGGCTTGCATCATTGCCATTTGAATTGCCAAATCACGCGAAGAATCTGGTTTACTCAAATATTGCCTTGCATCAACTGTTTTTGACCCGCCCATATTAAAAATTAGTCATACTATAAACCTCTCGGTTCATTTTCGTCAAACCTAATTTGGTCATAACTTCATTGCTAAAGTTTGGTCGATCATTAATTAGCGGAACTCCTATATATCCGGGTTGACCAGACAATTGAGAGTGCGCTTTCCAGTCACTCATAACCTGAATAACATCTTGAGGTTTAGTGTAATTTGGATGAAATGCTGGATAAACTACAGGAAGAAATACATGATCTGAATATCCAAATAGTTTTCCATTAGAGTAATGCGCATAAACATTTATGCTAGGATGCTCAATAATTTCATGGTCAAATTCTTGAGCGAAATCTTGCAATTCATAGAACTCATTTGATCCCGGCTTTGCGTATTTATATTCGATTCTTGTTCTCATTTATTTATTAGTTTGATCCTACAGAAATCTCGTTTCCAGTCAATTCAGTTGGCGAATATCCCTTGAATTTCTCTGCCTGTTGCTGAATGACTTTATTTCGTTCAGAAAAATTCCCGCACACAACGCATGGCATACAATTTTCTCCGATTGGAATTGGAACAGAAGAATAAAGTGGAACAACTGGATCATCGCCAAACGGACTTACAAAGCGATTCGGGAAATTAGTCACTTTTACTGATGCGTCAATAATTGATGGCATATTAGCAAGGATTGTTAATCAAGTATTGTTGGGCGGCGGAATTTGCCGCTTGTTGCGCTAGAATCGCGGCCTGCTCTTCAGCGTGAGAATAGGAAACGCTTGACAGAAATGATGCGGCTGCTGTTGCGGAGATTGTTCCAGATGAACTTGTGCAATTTAGAGTCACGGTTCTATAAACTTTAGCATACCAAGATTGCTGTTCTGAATTAGGAGCCTCATACGGGCTAGGAAGCAAGTCAAGAGTAAGCGTTGATCCATCTTGAGCAAGCAAGCATGATTTCTTTTCGTCTTGATTTGGAACTCCAGTTGATTTCTCGCTCCACGGGTCTTGAAACATTCTGATCGTCTCTACTCCGAATTCACCGCACCATTCAACTAGCATTGAAAATCCTTTGTCAATATCAGTTGTAAGTGATGACTCGCATGTTTCAGAACTTGCGTTGCGAGTTGCCGATTCAGTAATCAATCGGCGATATTGAGAATTTAGAAATCCTAACTTTTCAACTTGTGAAGCGTATGGGGAATTTTGCCATTGGTAATCTTCCGTTACAGCAAGAATCCTAGTGTCAAGAATGTTTTGATATTGACCCTTGCTTCCACGATATGAAGCCTTGACATCAACTGTTCCTCCGATCTCGCAACACTCAAGCTCTGCATAGACGAACTGCTTGTAGTCCATACCATCGCCAAGCAATGCGGTTTCAACTTGAGCATAAATGCGATTGAATAGTTCAGTCGTTGAACCATCTGGATTGATGTTCAAATACGAATCAATTCGATTTGGCATGAATGATTCCCAGAGTGAAATATAGGAGCCATCATTTACAGCCGAATAATCAACACTAAAATGGAAGCATCTAGGTTGCCCGTCAACAACTCCAGTTGTCCATTCTACGGGCCTAGTTCCAGTCCATACACCACACCATGCAGGAATGCGAGATTGCCCCATCTCTGCGGCAATTGCCCAGTCCATAACCATTGTAGCTGAATTCAACGGCTCAAGGTATGGGATGCTGTATAGAAGATAGTTTTCAAATGATGCAGCGCAGATTCCAGTAAGATCACCAGCCATGTATGCTTTGGCGCGAACCATCTCGATATCTTGATAAAGAACCTGCGATGACAAGTAAGCGTTTCCAGCGACATCCGCTGAAATCAATCCTCCCTGCGAATACCACCACATTTTTCCAGCTTGGAATGCGATAGATTTTCCAGCAATACAACCAATCGTCGGGAACAAAATAGTTTGAAAATTTGCCGTTGTAGCCCATGTGGCGCGGTCATAAATACCGCTTGCTAGTGCATAGGTAGCGCGATCTGTAAAAACATAAAGTTTCTGGTCGTTATTCTGTCCAACATAGTTGACCAGAGCGGTAACTGGACGAGTGAATGAGAAATCTCCGCGCCCAGTTCCAGTTGTGCGCTCTTTCCAGCTTGTCGGGTCTCCAAGATCGGATGCTAGAACGATATTTTTGTTAGCAACCCAAAGACGATTGCCAGAATATGCCATCCAAGTCCCAGTCGGGATATCTGACGATTGAACTCCTGTTGTATTTGATCCATCCCAGTAAATCGGAGGGCTTATCCCGTCTTGAATGAACAAAACTCGATAAGATGGAGTCACGGAGACATCTCCGCCGCTAGAAATGTTTGCAGACTTCGTAGCAAGAGCAAAAACGACTTGTTTTACATCAGAATCAAGTGAAACATTGGTTAATTGGAATGGTTTCCATGATTTCGGCTGAACAAGCGGGAATGGACTCCAATAAATTTTCCCATTTACTGCAAAAACAATGTATGGAAGCTCGTTTGCTTCCACGCCTTCGCCATTTGTGTCAAAAATTTGAGTAAATTCTGTTGCTGTGGCAGCTTTATACTGCTTGTTAGCGGAAAAAAGGATGCCACCTTGAAAATTACCGGGAGGAAGTGACAATCGCATGGATTGACCCGGCCTAGTTTGCGCGATTCCTCCTCGAAATTCACAATTCACTGCCCATTTGACTTGATTTTCTGGCAATGTCCATGGGTTGCGAACGGAATTTACGCCTTGATTCCATCCAGCAGTAATTTTTGTCTGACGACCAGATGTGATTTGCGGTGATTTCATTAAAACATTACCGGATCAGTGGTATCACCATAGGTAATCCCATTGACTTGCGGTGCAACCATAGAGTGTCCGTCAATAGATTCTTGCTGATTCTTGAGGTATCCAAATGCAATTTGCCAATAACGCAGAGCTTGATCGGCAAAATCTTTATCTTCCAAGTCAACTGCATGAACAGCAGCAATAATCGCTCTTTCCTGCTCCAGAGGAACAAAGTCGTAAAGACTGGAAATCCTTGGAGAAGTTACCTTGTAGATGATCCTTGCCCAAGCGCAAGGCTTGCCAATGCGAATTCTGCGATAGCTTGGGTTAATTTCATTCGGATGATATTGACCGATTAAAGTCATATCATTGCTACGACCATAATCCCACGCGTAGAGGCTAACATATCCATCTGTGAGGGGTTTTTCGATATGAGCAACAGATTTTACGAATGTCGGATCATAAATCGCATCAACAAAGAATGTAGATGAAACAGAGTTCCCAGTTTTCGTGTAGCTCCTGCGTCCAGTTGTGGATGTCAAGTTTTTTGCGTTATTAAGAGTGTCGTAAAGCTCAAAAACATTATTGTTGATTCTACGAACATAATAATTGGTTCCAGCAACTAATCCTGTTGGCAAAACATCTCCATCATTTGCGCGAGCTACAAGCTGTGTTCCTGTCTCGTAAAGCGATGCTTCGGCGGCAATACTAGTAGATGCCTGAACGGATACATTACGAATGATATCCATGCTCAATTGACCAGTTCCAGTAGATGTCAAAACGATAGGAGTCGATCCGTTGTAGACACGAACTTCATCTCCGATGATTTTAATCGTATAATCAGTAGATGTTAAAAGCGGAGTCGGTAATGTTCCAGAAGTGCTAAACTGCACGACTTCATCTTCCGTCAAGTATCCAAGATTAGTTGGTTTAATTAAATTTGCATCAACCGATGGAGTAACTTGAGTGCGAATTGCGTAATATGTCTGACCAGTTCCAAACGAATCTACATTGATAACAGTAGTTAAACCAATATTTGAATATGCTTTTGCCAATGTATTTGACGCAACGCTTAAATAGAATGGAGTTACACCATTATCTATGGATGGAGATGTTGTTGGAAGAATATAGTCAGTTCCAAAATAAATTTGTTGACCGCTTGTAAGGCTTGTAAAGTCTCCTAGCCAGTTATTTGTAAAATCAACTCCGAATGCGCGAGAAAGAACTACATAAAATGTTCCAGTTGGGGCTGAAGTGATATTAACATCGCTGAAGTCGGAGTTCTTAACCGTGAATGTTCCAGTAATTCCGTTAAGTGGTGTTTCTGCGCGATATGATGTTCCAGAAACAAGGGGAGATGGCAATGAGCCAGTAGATGAGAAATTTACAAATACGCCAGTTGAAGGAGTAATCGTCACGGTTGGAATGGATGTATATCCAGTTCCAGAAGTAACAACATTAATTCCAGTTACCTCACCTGAAAATACAGATATTGTTCCAGTTGCTGGAGTTGGAAGCAATCCAGAGACAGTGTATGTGAATGTAGTAGCTGTATTGTCGGCTATGGAAGAAACAATAGTTCCAACGGCAGGAGTCGGAAGCGTTGAAAGAACATTTATAGTAAATGTAGTCGGCCCAGTAACGGTTACATTGTAAGTTGCATTGTATCCAGCAGATGTTCCAGTAGCTCCAGAAATAGTAACTCGATCACCAGTATTGTAGTCATGGTTCGTTGAAGTTGTCACCGTGGCCAGTGTTCCAACGCGAGTAATAGACGAAACAGATGTATTTATTTGAGGAACACTAATAACAACATTTCCGTTGTATCCAACTTCGTTTGCTCCAGAAATTGCAACGGTCTGACCTGAACTAAAGCCATGCGAAGTTGATGTTGTTGCAGTAGCAGTTGTTCCTACACGAGAAATAGAAGAAACGGAGAGATTTGTATTATTGACCGTTGCTGTTGCTGTGGCTCCAGTTCCTCCGCCACCGCTAATTTTTACTTGCGGCACTTCAGCATAGTTAAAGCCGCCAGAAATCTTTGTAAATCCAGAAACAAATGATGTAGTAATTGTTGCTGTTGCCGTTGCTTGAGCTAATCCAGTTCCGGGAAATCCGGGGGGAGGATCAATCGTGATTGTTGGAGCGGAAGAATACCCCTGTCCAGCATCAGTGATTACAATGTTATTTACAGCACCAGAAACAAGAACTGCATATCCAGTTGCAACGCGAGTTTGAAGATTGCTTCCAGCAGGAAGATCGGTTGGTTGAGAGAATGTCACATTCGGAACGGTTGTTCCGTATCCGCTTCCACCAGCAGTTACGCGAGTAGATGTTACCACGCCAACAATATTTGCTTGAAATTGCGCTCCAGAGCCAGAAGGAGTTCCAATAGAAAGTCCTTGAGCTGTAATTTGACTTTCTGTTCCAACTTTAGATGTTGCTTGAATCAATTTCACAAGCGAATTTGTTCCGGCTCCAGCCGTTGTAATCTTGATTGGATTTACGAAGTTTGTAGGGCTTGAAGCAAGGGCGTCAGCTTGGTTTTCGTGAAGCGAAACAGAGAATGGATCAATAATATTTACAAAGTAATTCTGGTTCGCAATAAGAGGTTGTGGCAATGTTCCACCAGAAGTAAATGCCTGAACTTGGTCTCCATCATTGAAGTAATGTCGAACACTGAAAACAAGTTTTGTTTCTGGAACAATTGCTTTGCGAATATCAATATCAATCGGATTCATTGATCCAGTTGTATATACTGGATTCGTGTTGCTTTTTGCGTCAGAAAGCGAACTGAAAATGTTCAAATGCGTTGAATCAATAGGTTGAGCAAAGTAAGTTTTATCAACCTCAAGCGGAGAAGGAAGCGGAGTGTTTGGAAAAACAACTTCATTTGGAGAATCAATCGCAAACGATGGTGCAGACGCAAACTCCATTGAAGTTACAACGCTTGCATTGCGTTTATCTTGAAGTTGCATTGAACCAAATCCAATGATGCTAGAAAGCGCAATAGGATACTGTAATGCTTCTGCGCTCAATGAATCGCCGAACAACTGAACGGTGTATGCGTCAATAACTCCGACATAGTATGTTTGGCCATCATTTAGAGGAACAGGAATAGTTCCACTGATGACTTTAGTTGACATTCCTTGGCCAGAAGTCAGGCCATGAGGTGTTGCTGTTGTAAAATTGGTGATCGGAGTAATTGCAACATTTCGTGTAGCAATCGTTGCATCATCAGGAGCGATCGTTCCATACTGGAAGTCTTGCTGTGAGTGAATAGGAACAAGGATTCCATCAACACCAGCGCCATTCGGCATTTGCGAACGGAGAATGCGATTGTTTTGGTCTATTCCGAGAACGCGAAGTTTCTTGCCAACATCGTTATTGCTTTCAGCAACCGCAATAAGTTGAGATGGACTAATTATGTCCATGAGCGTTGCTGTATATCCACGATCATCCCACGCCCATTCAACGGAATTATACACTCCACCTTTGTTTACATGATACTGGAAAAGTCTGTTTCTGAAATATGTTGGAGAGCCATCCACATTGACAGCAAGCGGAACATCAATGCCATAAGGAAGTGCCAAAGAGCAACGATCCCATCCCGTGCAAACATCAACTTCTGCGGTGGCATGAGTCCAATGTCCAGACTCAAGCAATGTCTGAACGGCTTGCTGAATTTTGCGAAAGATTTTTTTAGAATCAGTCGTTCCTAGAATTTCAGCGCATTCTTCGTAAATGTCAGAAACAAACATGGCGCGACATTAGCGCATCGAACCTTGCTCTGCAATACTTTTCAAGAATTCCTCGTCTTCTGTTGATTCTGGCGCTTCTGGAGCCATTTCAGCGCCTTCAGGTGCTGGTGATGCAGATTCACCTTTTTGTTTGTCAACATCAGCTTTTAATGCATCAAGGCCACTGGCAAGTTCAGTTACAAGAGAGTAAATTGCATCAAAAGCATCAGATGGCATTTGAACCATAACTTGACCACCTGTAGGAGTAACCATGTCGGGAGTTGGTGCGGCCATTTCACCCGGCATCGCTTCTGTGGTTGGAGTTGGTGCTTCGGTTGGAAGCGTATTTTTAGGTGGCATAAATTTAATCTTCGTTTTCCTCTTCGTCTTCTTCTTCCATTTCTTCGGATTCGCCTTCGGCTGCCTTCAAGCCTACTTCGATTGCGTCCTCATCGTCCTCTTCTTCTTCCATTTCGTTTTCTGGCATTTCTTCGCAACATTCTGGCTTGATGCCGCAGATGCAAAGCTCAACGGAATGCCGCTTCTCATTTTTGCCATTGCGAGTAATATCTTCTGTGCGTTCCATCACTTTTTTGTAATGGATAATTGCCATGCCTTCCTTTCCGAGCTTTTCAAGGCCTTTTACATTGTCAAAATATAGCGAAGGATAGTGATATTTTGGCGATTCTTCAGATTCTTCAGAACCCATTGAGATCGTCATTCCACCGGGCTTCAGTTCTTCTCCAAGGTCGATGAAATCTGATTTGAGTTTAGCTTTTTCGTTAGCGTATGGCATATTTTAAGATGAATGAAATAATTAAAACAATTACAGATGGAATCGTCAAGTCTGCAAAGAATGCTTTAAGCGTCCAGTATTTCGGATTAAACCCACCAAACACACTCATATCTTTTCTCAACTTACTTGGAGATGCTTCAATGTTCTTATACTCGGCTTGAGCAATCTCCCTTCCTACAAAGAAAAATACCCCTGCAATAGCTCCTATAAACGGGTCTTTTGTAAGAGCATATCCGATTCCTTGTAGTGTAAGACATATTAAGATATGAGATATGTTGATGTAGTTTTTCAACTTTTAATTATTTAGCTTCAAGTTCAGCAACTTTAGCAGAGAGTTCTTGAACTGCTTTGATAAGTGGGCCAATCAACTCGGTATAACCAATCGTCATTACCTCATCGCCACCTTTGATTGTGTGATCTTGGAATCCTCCAAAATCAACTCCGGTTTTTTCAATAACTGATTTAACTTCTTGTGCGATCAAACCATGATGGAAGCGAGTGCGCTTGTGTGTTCCATCGTGAACAAGGTTAGACCATTTGCAGTCTTCAAGCCATTTATCAAGTTTAACTTTGTAAGCATTGTATGCGGCGAGTTCTTGAGCGTATTTAGCCTTGTCTTCGTCAGAAGCATCTT